AGTCCCAGTTCATACTTTGTGCCCAAAGGCATACTGTATGATTTTATCAAAAAAAGCTGGAACTGTCACGAACTATGGTATAAGTGACAAATGTTTACCAATGCTTTCTGTTGCTTATCAATAGTTGAGTTTTCGCTTATTTTTATTTAAAATCATTTCCGTTGATTTTCGTCATTTTTTTAAATCGTATTCATCTTCGTATTCATTTTCATACTCACCTTTGCCCGTATAGTTGAGAAGGCTGCAATTTAGTTCTAATAGTTTACAAAAGAATCAGTACTCCTGGAGGGTGTCCCCTCCAACTCCCGGACCTTTGGGGAAGGTCTATTTTTTTTGAAAAAAAGTAAAAAAAATTTATCAAAACGCTTGACTTTCTCGGTGTACCGTGATATAATATAATCAAGATAAGGAAAGGAGGTGAGGAAAATGGACAAAGATGATTGGCTCAGATTGGTTGAAAAGCTAATTGATAACGGGCCAGCTTACATCACAGCTCTAACTGGTGCATATGCTACATATCACATTTGGAGCAAAGAAAAAAAGCGAAAACCTAGACCTCGCAAGTTTAAGTAATCGCCTTGGGAATAGGGGAGCTACCACTCCCCTCACTCCCTATTATACCATAAAATAGGAACAATAACATGGAAATTTTAATCATAAATATACTGATCGTTTTATTGAGTTATTTTTATTTAAGAGGGCAAAAAGATGAGAAAACAAATAGAAAAAGTATTAAAAAGCAAAAAGAGCATAAGCGCAATCGCTAAAGGGGCAGATTTGCCTTGGACAACAGTCTCAGACCTTAGAAGTGGAAAAACGAATTTGGACAAAATGTCTTTATTGACAGCAGAAAAATTACAAAACTATGCGAAGGAACTAGAAATGGAAAACGCAAAACAACTACTTGAAGAAATTAAAAATAACGATGTATCGTATGCTATTGTAAATGAAGATGGAGCAGTTTATTGCAATCTTGGCACAAGTAATATCATGGATATTTACGGTCTTGATGGCGAAGATGGCCATTTCTACGGTGTTTACGGTGACGCAGTTGGTGGGCAGCTTGATAGTCGCAACGTCCCTGATGACGTTATTTTGAAAGCTATTAAACTAATGCTAGGTTTGGGTGAGCCTGTAAAACGTTCAGAATTGTCTATGGGGTCAGATTTCAAACAGACATTTGTAGATGGATATTTTGAGGTGGTTGAATTGATGAAACAGTCTGGTCTTCTGCAGGATCAAGAAGAAAATGAGAAAGTCAAGGAATGGATTGAGTCTCACAAAGACGTTGTAGGTTCAACAGTTAAACATCCAACATTTGGAACGGGTAAAGTAACAGAAATCAAAGACGGCACAATCACTATTGATTTTGAAGATTATGGAAGCAAATCTCTAGCTCTCAATGCTGTTGTTGAAAGTAACTTATTAAAGTTCTAAAATAATTTATAATGGGTAAAGCAGTGATTTCGGTCACTGCTTTTTCTATTTTGAACAAACAAAAAAACCGCAGGTCTGAACCTGCGGTAGTGTAATCTAATTTGAAAGTCCTTTCTGTTTTTTATTTTGTGGTAACAATTAAACCGTCAGGCAGTACAGTAAACGCTGGTTTATCTGAACGACTACCATCTTCGTTGACATAGTACCAGCCTCCTTCGACTTTAACAAGCTCTTTTGAAGACATTTCGCCATTCTCTTCTTTGAGATGGTATAGTTTGTCCTTATATTGAACCCAACCAGTGACCATTGCTCCTGAAGCATCAAGATAGTACCATTTTCCATTCACGAACACCCATCCAGTAGCCATTGCTCCATTTTCTCTGAGATAATACCATTTTCCATCATCCTTCAACCAGCGAGAAGCTATTGAATAACCTCTCTCGTTGAAGTAATACCAAGTACCATCAATCTTTTCCCATTCTTCTTTTGGGTAAGATCCGTCTGGGTATTCATACCACCATCCAGTATCATTCTTTTTCCATTTTGGCTTAGCTTCCTCGTCATCTAGTAAAACAATGTTCTTGTCATACGGATTTGAAGAGTATTGCCACCAGCGAATCCCGTCCATACTTGGGAAGTATTCAAAGTCTGCTCGACCGTCATTCAGACCATACCCGGCAATCCAAAGGCTATTTGGAAATTTCGCAAGAATCTGCTCATAATAGATATTATTGAGCGTGAATGGCTTGTAGCTGTAATAGATTGGCTCATAACCATTTTCTTTGAGGATTTCCATGAAGCGAATACAAGCATCTGTATTTGCCTGTTTATCTCCGCTAGCGTGATCTTCGTAGTCAAGACACAAGTATTTTACTTTTTGAGGGATATTGTCAAGGAAGTAGCGTGCTTCTCGCTCTGCTTCTGCTACGTCTCCACCGAACCAAGCAAAATGATAGAATCCAACAGGATTAGATTGCTCAACTTGAGTAGACAGGCAAGGGTTTAGATAGTTTGTACTTTCAGAAACTTTGATAATAGTATTCTGTGTACCCATATCCTCCAAAATACCTGTAATATCGTATCCATTATGGCTAGATACGTCGATGAATAAGTCGTTTTTCTTCATTGTTCTCTCCTAGTCTTCGCTTGGTTCGTAGTATTCGAGTGCACGTTTGCTATCAGAAATTCCTGCGGTTGTTGGATCTGGAATGATATTTAGGATATTTACAATTGTCAACCCCACAAGATAAGGGTTCGCAAAGAATTTGCCAAGCAAGTCTAAAATGGCTCCCCAACTGACCAAGTCCTCCAGTTTAAGATTGAAATATGCGAGAATTGGCAAAGCTAGTGCGAATGCCACTCGCAATAAGAATGTTTTATTTTTTAAGTTAAAACGTACTTTCCAGTTAATCATGTTTATTCTCCTTTGTTTTTGTCGTCATCTTTTTCAAGTAAGCGCTGAAACGCTTTTAAAATTGGCTGAAAAAGAGTAACATTTCCTTTTAGTTTGCGATAATTTTCAATGAGTGATTGAAAAGTAAATGCGATGTACCCAAGATAAATCGAGTACAAGAATGCGAAGCCTGTCTTTTCAGGCAAGAGTACGGACATCGGAATAAGGATCATCAGCAAGAGAACCCCTAAAATCTTACGAAGAAGCCCATTGATACCGATTTTACTCTTATACTCGATGTCAGGATTGACAATCGCTGCAATCGTTCCTGTCACAAAATCAATGATTTCCATCGAAACAATCAAAGCAAGAGCGTACAAGACCAGACCATCTTCGGTCTGGACTACGCTTCTGAAAAAATTAAAAAATTCGATTTGCATATATCACCCCTTACTCAATCCGTGGCATTACAACAGTCAGCACACCTTGCTGCAGCATATCAGATAGTGACTGATCTTTCCAAGTGTAGCCCTCTGTGGCTTGCATTTGGAACTTGAAAATAGTTTGTGTGCCCTTTGGCCATTTTGCATTGGTATCAAATGGATAAGCACCTGAGATGATGTCTCCGTTGTTGTAACGTTTGTCCTTAGCAAGCGGCTTGATGAATGCTGCTACCTTTCCATAAGCGTGGGTAGGCATACCTCCATTTTGAGATACTGCCAAGGCAATCAAGACCTCTGTAATAGCTGAAACAGTATCAAGATTTTCCTTGTTTTCGGTTACTGCTTGCTCAGCTTTATCCGTTGCCTCTTTGTTCTTTTGTAGTTCTTGAGCTACTTTGCTGAATTTTTCGTTTTCAGCTCGATTGGGGAAATTTTCCTCATAGAGCGACTCAAGAGCCAATTCAAAAAGCTCTGTATTAGACAAGCTGATTTTATCAGCTGGTAGCAAGATAGGTACGATAGCACCGTCTGCATTGACTAACGTGACTTTTGTAGCGGTTGCTGTTCCGCTGCCGTCATATTCCAAGGACTTTGTCCCGTATTCTAGTTTCATATTTCCTCCTTTTTAAATTTTGAATGAAACATTATCAAAGTTGAGCCATGTAGCGTCAACGTTTCCCTTTACGACTACGTTACCGCTCGGATAGATCCCTAAAACAGCAGGGCCATAGTCATTGTTTAAAGCGGTTTTGAATAGTGTTGTAGATGGTCTGAAATTTTCAGGCAAAGTAAAGATAATTGACTCACGGGTAGTCTTTCCGCCTTTACAAGTACCTTTTAAATAAACAATACCGTCAAATGTTTTTGAAAATTGGACATTTCCATAATCTCTATGATGGCTCCACCCATTTTGTAAATTGGCATTTTGCCAAGCTGTCGGATTGCTTTCTGACTTTAGTAAAGCCACATAGTCAGAGTTATTAGTGGATTTTGATTGTTGTACTAGGTAGCGCCATGGCCTCCAGTTATTATCAAAGCCATTCTCCCTAACTGCCATGTATCCCATTGATGTTGTAAATCGCTGAATAGCCTCTACTGAATTTGGGTTAGGTCTGAATACTTCTAACATCCCCCAAGCGCCAAAAGGATTGTTGGGAGAAGTTCCGTCTATCCACCAATGCCCAGTATTTGTCATTGAGTTGAAATCTTGTTTGATGAGTTTTCCAAAACCTCTATTATCTGTAAGCTGATACTGCTGAATAGGTTTGTCATCGGCAAAAATGTCGCCCTTGACATCCAAAGCACCACGCTCTCTGATTTTGTTGACGCCCACGCCTGATCTATCATAAGACAAGACTACGCTCTCTGTGGCCACGTTGACCATGAAATCAGACCGTGTGAACTTGTCCTCTAGTGTACCAATGACGACCCATGACTGATTAGCTAGATAATTTCCTGCTAAATTGGCCTGTGAATTGGTTAGATTTGAGATACTTGTCCAGGATCCAGTGGCTGGTCCTGTGTCTGCTTGAAAGTTAGTAGTCCCAAGCCTTGCGACCTTGAATGTCAAGGTCATTGAGTTCTTTTGACTGCCCGAGACAGCCAGAGGCGAAATCTTGGCATTTCGTGTGACAGTCAATGTGCTAGAGAGCCTGTTCTAGCTATACTAAAGCTGAGAGCAGGGGCGAAATACTCAAGCAAGGTTACAGCCACCTCTTTAGTATCCGACCATCTACCACGGCTGTCAGATACACTAGCTCTGATTTTGATGGTGCCGTGATAATTCATAATGCCAAGACTGCCACCGTTTGAACTTGTGGACTGGTTTTTGCCAACGATTTCAGCATAGTATCCAGTGATAGACGAGCCGTAGGAGCCGACTGCGCCATTAAACGCTACTTTGATGTTGGAGATTACCTGAATGAACGTGTTACCGTTTGGGATAAGGTTCTGAGCAGCACCGTTCAAGTCTGACAAGGAAACTCCTGTAAATGTGGGTTTTACATTTGCTGGCACGCTTGCCGTGAATGTAGTGGACTGTGTTCCAGTCTTGGTAGATCCTGAGTAGGTATCTACATAGACTGTCCCAGTCCCACTTGCTGAGTTGGGAATGTCATTGGCAAAGTCAAGAGGGATTGTCCAGCTAGTAGATGTGTCTACATTCGTTGCAATCGTTCCTGACTTGCCAGCCCAGGCATAGCGCACTGTGTGCTTAAAACTGGAGCTTTGGCGGTTGACGTTAATAGTAACCGAACTACCAATAACTCCAGCGCTCACGCTTACAGAGCTAGAGCGTGGTATAGTCGTCAGGCTAAGACTTGCTGATACTGTGATAGTCCCATGCAGGCCATTATTCGGATTGAACGTGCATGATATAGGTAAGGTCTTAGTCCCATCCGCATTGTGGCTGATTGTACTTGACCCACTAGCAAGAGTGTACTCCTCGCCTGATGTTTCCCACGTTGGGTAGCTGTAATGCACGTTTCGACCGTCTAAATTGAGAGACAAAGTACTGTCTCCTTGATGGTTATGAGTGTAATAGGCGCCTGTACGACTGACTGTCATCCTCCAGTTGACGGTTGATGTGTTAGCTGTGATACTCTGAGAGCCTTGGTCTACATAAACATTGAGATACAAGCTCCCACTTGAGTTACTAAATTTAGCCATTTTACTCCTTTCTATCCTACATAACGAATGACGTTCATGTCAGGGTTAAGATGGTACTGTTCCTCTCTAAAACGTCCAATTTGGATGGTTTTAGAAAAGATACCATTCTCAATGTGAATTACACCTTGAGAGATATACATCACTTCAACCCCTGCTGAATACATTGAAATTCGGCCGTTAGGATTAAACATCATGCTAGAGCTACCATCATTCTTACCAATGACAAGACCCTCATTACTAGAGCTCATGTAAGTATCAATGAAATTCCAACGGTCAGACAATTCTCCAAGATCCTTAGCAATGTTAGAAACACGCTGACTAGCTGCAATCAAATCTTTTTCAGCTCGTGCTCTTGCGCTCTCGTTTGCGTTGACAAAGTCCTTATAAGCCTTTATCCAGTTATCAAGCGTATCAGCGCTAGCCTTAGCCTCAAGCTCAGCCTGAATAATTCCAGCCTTCTCATTGAGAGCGTTCAGTTGTTCCTGAGTCAGGCCTTGGTCGGCTTTAGAGTTGATGTCAGTTTCAACGTCTTCAATGGCTTTGACGTAGCCGAGAAAATTAGTTCCCACGGCTAACATGGCATTTTCAAGCGTGACTGTAAGATTAGGTGGAAAACCGTGATTTGTGCCAAATCTGATAAAGATATTATCCGTCTTGTAATTTTCACTAGCTCCAGAGAGGTTTATAATAAACTCAAACTTTTGTGACGTTGTAACGCCAGCTTTCAAAGTAATTTTATTACTGTACCAAGGAGTGGCAGAAAAATGTACGCTAGCCTGTGTATCTTTTGTTAAGGCAGGAGATAAGGAAATTTCAAATGAGATACGAACATAATTCGGTTTTAATCTGTCTGAATTTTTCCAAAAGTCATCAACGATAAAAGTCCGCATATCATACGTTTCACGATTTCCTGTGTTGATTTTCTGAGTTCTACCGTTCTTGAAATAGTTTCGATTTCCACCAGAAATCTTCGCCCAACGATCAGCCCATTTGTACTTCGTTTTATCTGCGCTATCAGGTTTCTCATAATCTGAATAATGACCAAAATAACGCTGTCCGTTATCTGTCATTGTTAAACCAGAACCATCCGCATTTTCAGAATAAGCAAAGTGAACATAAGGTGTTCTTCCATCTGCTCCTGGTTTACCTGGTAGCCCATCAGCGCCATCACGACCACGCCATCTCGTCCAGCGATAGTCAGCAGGATTTTTACTATCAGTTGCATTAAAATCAATATAGACTCCCACATAGGCCTTGTCAGTGTTGGTTTGGCTGAACCCTCCACCAGCAGCGTTATCAGCATAAGCCATATGCGTGTACTGTGTACGACCGTCTGCCCCTTTTACTCCAGGAATGCCTTGGTCGCCTTTTGGACCTTGCAAACCTTGAAGTCCTTGGAGTCCACGTTCCCCACGCTCGCCTTTTTCTCCTCTATCACCTTTAGGGCCTATTGCTCCCTGTGGTCCAGGGTCACCTTTAGCACCTTTTTGACCAGTTTCCCCCATTTTTGAAACAGAAAAACCTGTCTCTGATGTTTTATCTGTATAGCTCCATGTCGTTTTAGTCCAAAGATATTGGCCAGCTGGAACGCTAGGGATTTGAGATACCCATCCGCTAGTTGGTGGAACAGTTCCTGATGTGGAGCTAGCATAAACTACGGTTGTTGCACGGATACCAACGCCATCCTTACCAGCAACACCGTCCCTGCCAGTATTTCCGTCTCTACCGATTCTAGCTACTGAATAGCCAGTCTCACTAGTTCCATCTGTATAATTCCAGGTTGTTTTCGTCCAGAGATATTGTCCGGCAGGAATAATTGGGACAGAGTTTATCCATCCAGAACTAGGTGCGCTAGCCCCTGATGTAGACGATGCGTAAGCGATGACAGTAGATTTTAAACCCACTCCATTCTTACCAGCGATCCCATCCATACCTGGGTCTCCCTTGTCGCCCTTTTGGCCATTCTGACCATCGGATACATTTACTAGTGAGATTTCGTCAACTGCGACTTCTTCATTGTCTATGTAAGCTGCAACAGTCAATGTGATTACGCCAGAAATATCTCTACCTCTAGCGGTGTATGTCTGACCAGTTGTTACAATCCCATTTAGTGACCATCTCCAAGTGACTCCAGCAGTTAACAACTTGCCACCCTTGTAAAGTGTAGGAGTAATAACACTTTCTCCAGCTTGATTCTTAAAGATGACACCATTGCTAGTAGATAACTTGACAATATAAGGTTTAGACTGCTCAAATAAGCGCTCGATTGCCTCTTGTATGCCGTCTGATAACTGATTTTCAAAGGCTTTAAAGTTTGAAAATATTGTTTTGTTGCTTGCTGGATTTGAAAAGCTGATTTTCTGTTCAGTAACTCGCGCTTGAACTACCAGCAAAGGATTGAAACCAGCATCATGAATTTTGACTGTATCGCCGATCTCAACATCGACAAAGCCATCTACCTCGTAAGTGATAGCTGGATAACAATGTTTTTTAAGTTCATTGTATGCTAAACGCCGTAATTCTTTAGGGTTGTCAGTATCGTAGCTAAAATCTTTTCTCGTCCATTGATCATCAGCTGTACCGTGTGAGAATGTTGAAGGATAGAGCTGCATTGAGATTGGAGCATAAAGCGACTCGTTGCGCTGGTAAAACTCACAAATACCGTCTTTGTTATACTTTTTCCATTCGTCAAGACCTCGGATAGTTACCACTTCCTCAACCTCTTCACCAGCTCCATTTTTTACACGTCTTTTGCCTGTTGGACGGATTGTATTGAAAATGCCAGTCTTATCAACTTTTCTAGTGATAGAATTGATATTTTTGCCATATTTTAACTGTATATCATTTCTGATACGCCCTACGCCCTGATGTGTTTCATCGTTTTCATGATAGACATTGATAGAGAATTTCTTAATTGTACTGTCGGCATTTAACTGTGTATCAAATTCAATCTCAGCATCAAAGCGTTTGGCTAGGCTTAATAGACGGGCTAGTTTGGTTTCTTTCCCCTCCCATTCCAGAGTACGTTTGTAATCTGAAATTTCATTAATGCCAATGGCAAGGTGAGTATAGTTTAATAGGTCCATGGCCTCACAATACTCAGCAAAGCTCATCGCCTTTGTAGCTTTATAAGGATTTGCCATCTCGTTTATCAATTCAAGATTGAGGTTCTCACAATAGCATTTGATGGTCTGTTCATCTTCTTCAACCGTCATAACATTCAATATAAAGCTCTTGCCTTTATACTTAAATGATACCCATGCTCTTTCATTAAGGTATTGATAGGCCTTAGTCAAAACTGTATCTGATTGAATTGCTTTCTTAAATACTGTAAACTCAAAAGTTGAGGAACCAGTAGGCAAACTCCTTACCCATGTGTCGTCATAATAATTCAGCGTACCTTGTTTTTCGTTATCGACAAAAGCAACTTTTTGCAAATTTGCATCATGAATCGTTAATAGCATTATAGCCACCTCTCTTCAAATTCAATCGTAACCGTCGGATGTTTTTTGATGAAGCTAGAGAAATACATTTCTAATTTTGAATTACCTGGAGGGATAGATAGCCATTGTGAACCATCAACAACCTCCCTAGCTTTAGCGATGCCATCAATATAGACCGTATCATCTTCACTGTTGATTACAACATTTGAACCCATAGGATAACGATTGGGAATGTCACCCGTCATAGGTACAAAATCCTTACGGAACATCAACTCGTCTATATACATGTGTGATACCATAGGCTTGTCGTGATAAGCTCCTAGAGTGACATGAATTTTAGCTGATTTTTTGCCCTTAATTTCAGGGATAACAAAGTTGTAATTTGAGCCATTGTAATAAACCTGTACTGTGCTATCATTACGCTTAATCTCAAATTGCCCTCTATCTTTACTAAACGGATTTGAGACATTGTCGGATGTACCTGTGAAATTTAGAAGTTTTAGAAAGTTATATTTACCTTTACCATCTGAACCAAAGATATTAAATTCGCATTCTTGTCCTTTAGAGCGCTTAAATGTCTCAACGCCATACAAGAATTGACCGCTTGTATCTGATACAGTTATTTTGATAAAGCCATATTGAGTTGCTGACTCTGCTTGAAAAACTTGCTTACAGAATAGATAGTCATTGAGTGAGCCTATTTCACCTGCTGTATCTACTGGAATATCCCATGATAATCCTGTTGCATAGTTCCCGTAGCGACCTTGAATAGTTTGATCTCGTAGTCTGATGTGCTTCTTGTCCCACAATGTAGTCAATTCAGATGCCCCAGTCACTGTCTCACCGTTATCATTTGTGATAGCCCTATTTTTAACCGCTCGATTGAACGCATCTGAAAGCCTATCACCTCTAAAATCCAGCAAAACCTCGGATTTTTTAACAATGCCAGTGTCAGCTTCCTCACGATTTCCAACTTCAAAGGCTGAATTGTTATTGACAACTCCAATATATCCATTCTCAGCAGTATGCTTAACTTGGATAATTGGAAAAGCCTCAACGGTTCCGTTGTTTACTAGGTCAAAAACCATTTTATCGGCTGTGGTTTGTGCATTTTCATCGCTATTGAAATTCTTATAAGCTGAGCTATGGGCCACTCCATCTGGCACGATGAATTTCATTGAACCAGTTGACCGTCGCCCGCTCGTCTCCTGCATCGAAATGCTTTCAATCGGCATAGCCAGATAGTATTTGTCAGACTCATCTGAGAAGATAAGTTTTTTAGCGCCGTCAACATTAAAAATACCCGCAAGCTTATGCTTGAGGGTATTTCTGTCTTTAGACCAGATGGAAAAGTCTACCTTGATATATTTTGCATCAATGTTTTGTTGCTGAATATTGACTCCGATTCTTGGTGCATAGTCGATAGAGATAGAGCGATTGTTCCCGATATCTCGCTGGATGTCATGAATTTCAATAAGATCTCGAAAATCAGTTTTATTGAAACGCATTGTCACTTCACTCATTCAAGCACTCCCTTCATTCTTAGTGTCATTCTTTCTCGCTCTTTCTGCTTCTTGGTTATAATATCCGTCACTATAGTGCTATCCATATAGTTATTCGTGTCCTTGTTAAGGATAGCAGTAAGGATTTTTTCTAAACTTGACCTTAGAATCCTCATCTCAGACACGACTTTATCTGTATCTTGCGCATTTTGAACACTTGTGGTCTGGATTGTGATATTGCGTTGCGCTTCTTCCATTTCACGGAGAAATTTCGCGTCGCTCGGGATCCCGATACCAGAAGCATATTTAGGGACACCCATTTCACGCATCAAACGTCTGGTCTTATCAGCTCGCAAAACCTTAGAACCTTTTGGAAGAGGGAGCAAGACATCGCGACCTTGTGGGATGAAACTCCGACCGTTTGGCAGAGTGACCATTTCCTTGTAGTTGCTATTCCGTTGGTCATTAACAATAGCAAGACCGCCCGGGTGATAGTTGGTCCCGTGAGCATGCTTGCTCGCAAAGATGTTCGTAAAGAAATTACCAGTAACACTATCAATCCAGTTCTTAATACCTGAAAGAACACCAGAAGCATTGTCTTGAGCGTTGATAGTAACAGTTTTATCTTGAATACCATTCACTCCCGTTTTGACTTCGCTAACAGTACTATTAGTACCATTCTTGGCAAGAATATCCACTGGATTATATTGCTTAATAGCGTTGATAGCACCACTCGTCTCGTTTCGCACGCCTCCCGTTTGGTCAGCAGCAAACAAGTCGATAGGAGCTTCTTGTTTAGGAGAGTTTACACTCAAAATAGCACTTCCGACAGCTGCACTCGTATTATCTACCGCATCCAAAGACTTCGTCTCAGCAGATGCAAAATTCCACGCTGTAATCTTATCGATAGACAACTGGCCATTGTTCAAAACATTCGTAGGGTCTGCCTTCAAATCTTTTGTAAACGGTGTGGTCGCATTCCAGGTAGTCAAAGTATCAGTTGAACGAGCGACAGCATTTCGGACACTTTCATCATTAGCTAGCAACTCCTTCTGTTTTGGTTTCAGAGCTTCATAGTTAGACAGAGCCTTTGAAGCTTCTTCTGCCTTGTTCATGACATCAGCATTTTTCATAAGAAGTTCTTTGACTTCCGCTGGCATGCTGTTCCATGTTTTAAGATGGGTTTCGCTATCAAAGATAGCTTGTAGCCCAGCTTGGTTCTTGACAATCACTTGTTTCTCTTCGAGAGTCATGTCTTTCCATTTACCAGATTCGACAAGAGCCTCAGCAATAGTAGCACGAGCATTTGAGTTGATTTCCGCAGTCTTAGCAATGAACTGCAATTGTTCCCAACCTTCAGCAGATTTGGCAGCCTCTCCGATGACTTCTTTCACATTGGATTTTACTTGAAAATTCCCATTCTTATCAATGTTACCGACCAGCAACGACCATGCATCGTTAGCCTCTTTCACTTCCTTGCTCATCTCACTGGTGTAGTTAGCAAGGATACTATGTGAATTACCTACCTTTTGAGAGGCTTCCGCAGCTTTCTTCCCGATTTCTTCATAGGATAGGCCGTACTCCTCCAGAACTTTCTTGGCTTCTTCCCAATAGTTCCAACTTTGGCCAGTTCGAGCTTTCACCTTATCGTCAAGATTTCGCATGACCTGGTAATACTTACTTCCCAGAGCTTCCATCGTTTGAGTATGCTTAGCTTCAAGATCTTGCATTTTCTTGTTGTAAGTTTCTTGATCTATTGCTTTTCCATCAAGCAACTCTTTCCACTCACTCTTTGAGTTCTCGTAGAGTTTCTTTTCTTCATCCATAGCCTGTTTTAAAACATCTCTAGTATGTTTTAACTGTGTTTCGTTGAGTGAGCTGATTTTACCATTTAAGGCTTGAAGTGCTGCTGTTTGTTGTTCTTCCGACAAACTCATCAACTTTAACTTAGCCTTAATCATCTCATTCTGATTGTTCAGGATGATTTCTTTCTCCTCTTGAGAGAACTTGCTCGCATCACCATTGTGTCGCTGATAAATCTCATTAATTTGATTCATCATAGCCTCAGTGTTAGATACTACTTGGCCATTTCTTTCCTTGGCTTTTGCAATATCGTCCTCACTAAGACCCCACTTAGCCCCCAACTCTTCCATTCGTTTGTTGGTCTTATCGGCAGCAGTAGCGATTTCTTCATAGAGCTTTTTAAAGGCTCCAGATACCTTTTCAGCATCTCCAGCATGAGTACCGAAGTTTGCAACAGCCGTACTGGTTTCATCAACTGTCTTTTGAAAACTTCGCAATTCTCCTCTAGCAGTATCGCTTAGCTGAGAGCCAAATTCTTCCGTCTTAATACGAGCCTTGTCTTTCTCGTTGCCGAAATGAACAGCAGCAGCTGTCGCAATGGCAAGGCCAGCGACTGTCAATCCTAAAGGATTTGAGAGGGCACTCATTGCAGTTGTCAAGAGGCCAGTAGACGTCGAAGCTGATGCTGTTGCATTCCCAATCGCTACCGCTCCACCAGATGCCAATTTAAAAGCAGAGGATAGATTCCCAGTTGTTCTAAAAGCTTGGAAAGTTTTGTGCATTAAGGAGATGCCACCTACTGCTTTACTAGTTCCTTTAGTAAGCCACCCAATCCCTTTTGTCAAACTTCCAATAATTCCAATACCTTTACCAAAAAGTGTTAAAGCCGGTCCTGCCCCGGCAGTCAATGCTGCCCACATGAGAACGTTTCTTTGTTCTTCTTCAGACATAGAACTGAACTGTTTAGCCATTTTAGCGAGTGTATCAATCCAAGGCTTACCAGCCTTTAGACCATCACGTAGAGCCTTTAGAAGTGGCCCTCCAAACTCAATGGCCAAGTCCGTTACCTGGTTCTTGAACATCTTCAGTTGAGATTCTGTTGTCTCGTATCGCTTATTAGCTTCATTTGTCAGAGCAGTATTCTCTTTCCAAGCCTTGTTTGAACGATTAACAGCATCGCCCATTTTATCAGATGCTAGAGCTAAGGATTTCAGCATGTTACTTTGTCGGATACCCGTCATTCCAAGTTGTGCCAAAATAGCGTTCATGTTCACGCCTTTTTCTTGTGCGTCCTTGAGCCCTTTGATAAATGATTGCAAAGCAACGACCGGTTTCTCTTTCCAAGCCTGTTGGAATTCCTCTGAGGTCATTCCAGCAGTTTTGGCGATAAGGTTCAAGTCATCCGCTGCGCCCTTGCCTGTCAATGAAACCGCATTACCGATAGCAGTAAGAGTTTGAGTCATTGCAGTACCACCAGCCTCAGCCTCAATACCAACCGAACTCATCGCAGTAGCGAGACCAAGGATATCTGGAGCAGTTAGACCAGCCAGCTTACCACCAGCCGCCAAACGGTTGGTCATTTCAACGATATCACGCTCGGTAGTAGCAAAGTTGTTACCTAAGTCAACAACAGATGATCCAAATCGTTTGTATTCGTCTGATGTCAAACCAAGGATATTCGCAATCTTAGCGATAGCGGTCGCAGCATCCTCAGCACTCAAGTTTGTTGATTCGCCCATATCAATCATGGTACGTGAGAATGTGAGGATGTCCTCTGCCTTGATACCTAACTGACCGGCAACTTCAGCGACATTTGCAATTTCAACCGCACTAGCTGGCAATTCTTTAGCCATCTGACGAATACCGTCAGATAAGTTTTTGTAAGATACGGTTGCGGTCTCGTCTACCGTTTTCTTAACACCTGCAAAAGCAGATTCATAGTCAGACGCAGCTTTCGTGACAAGTCCAACACTAGCAACTAAAGGAAGGGTTAAGCCAGTAGTCAACTTACCTCCCAAGCTCGAAACGTTATCACCAAAAGTCTTGATTTTATCGCCACTTTTGATAAGGCCGTCTCCAAATTTATTGATACGGTTCGCAAAGCTATTCTCCTTACCAACTGCAATCAGAGCTTGTTGCACGTTACGGAGTTGACCTTCCATTGCTGCCAACTTGGCATTCTCACGCTCAATCTCAGCAGCAGCCTTGTCGAACTTAGCTGTACCAGGTTCGAGAGTATCAAAACTTTTCTTCATCTGGTCCAAGACTTTTCTTTGAGCTTCAATCGCTTGCCCAAGTGTCTTATACTTAGCTTGAAGCAAGTCTGTGTTTTTCCCATTATTTTTAAGGGAGCTGTCTAGCGCCTTTACATTGCTTTGAAAGTATTTAACCGCATTCTTAGCACCATTTAGAGTAGGATTGAACTTCGACACGTCCAGCCCTAGCTCGATATACATTTGACCTAACGGCGTTCCACCTGCCATTCAAATCCTCCTTTTTAAATCATTTCTAGAAAGTCAGCAAGATCCATGACTTCCTCAGCTTTAGCAGATTCAGTTTCACCAAGAACACCCAGCAGGTCCTGCCAGCTCGTATCCATAACATCACGGATGCTCATACCATAAGGACCCTCTGTGACTTGCTTGATAAAACCATAAAAACGTTCCAGCGCTTCACTTGGCTTTAGTTTTTCTCCTTTGGGTCCTCTTCACCTACTAAACAAGCATAAATTCTTGCGAAAATTACCGCTATATCAGCGAAGTTTGTCCGCTTCAATAAATCATCAACAGTTACATCATCGCAGAGATTAGCGATAAAAAGCAATTGCTTATCAAGTTTTTCTACATCATTGATCTCACTTTCCAACTCAATCATTAAGTTTAAGTAATTACGATAATGTTCGGTTAGGATTTCCTTAGTTGATTTAACTACATCCTCTCCTTTATCATTTTTGATTGTAAATTTAACCTTAGCCATATACTTTCCTTTCTAGATAAAAGATAAAAAGAGAGCTTGCGCCCTCTTCCTACCCTGCAGCAACCATTTTAAGTTGACCTTTGAGTTTCTTGATTTTTTCTTCGTCATTACCAATGTACTTACCATAGTAATTACCTTTGATTTCTTCATCATCGCTTGCAATGGCTGAGAAACTCAAGCTGTCATCTGGAAGTTCCTCTTGCTTCTCCTTAAGACTTTCAAGCTCCTCAGCATCCATTGAGAAGCTACCTTTGAAGAAACCAACTTGCGCTTTCGTGCCGTTTGCTGTTTTAGATTCAAGCATAACTGAACAAAGTGGAGCATCACTATCTTCACCAATATAAATGATTTCGTCCTTAACTACATGCCCAAGGATTTTGGCAAGGACCATGTGAGGAATGTCAACTGCTGTCATTTCCATCTTCACATCACCTACACCGCGTTTTGATGTGTAATAAGCGACATCGCTTCCGTAAGTTTTAACAGGTTCACTTGAAAGTCCTGTAATCTTAGCGGTACGAGTCGCACCCTCACCGGTTTTACCTTCTACCACGAAAAGGTTTTTCCCAAGTGTTGGAGTAGCTTCCCCATCCAACACACGAATTGTCATGCGTTTAAAACCAACTAATGCCATTTATAGCACCTCTTTCTTTAATTTAGTATTCTTCGTATAGAGCACTCCGACCTTTGTAGGTCCGAGCGTCTACATAGCGTTTGATTTCTGGAATCCATTCATCCAAACCACCACTGGTTTGATAAAATTCCTGGTCTTCCATAATCTTTTCGATTTTTCTTTGGAGTACTTTGCACTCCGTATAATTAGTAGACTCTACATTGACCTGATAGATAAATGTCTTAGCCAGACTCGTATTACTGCCATGAACTGCCTGCATCGGCGGACCAACTGGTCTAATAACAATACTTGGCTCATTATTTGGTAACGAGTCAGGACGTTTAAAAGATTTGATACTGATTCCAGCTAAAGACTCATCTTTTTTCAAAGCCTCATAGAGTTCATTAAACTTATCTTTGACCATCTAAAACCCCTCCGTCTTCAAATGACTAGCGATTCTGTATTTGTACGTCTTAGCATGAGCCTCTGAAAAACGTCTGATGACACCGAACCCCCTTGGATGTGGGTTCTTACCATATCCAAACTCATTCAAGTGAACCAAGCGCCAACGAGACCCTTCACCAAAACCGATTTTCACAACAGGGACGCCAGCAGCAAGACCCGTCACACGTCCAGCAGTAGCACTTTCAACGGTTTCTCCAGTATCTTTGTAGACCTGTAGAGCACCTTTAAACTCTTCTAGAGTCTCGTTTGCGACTGCCTTCAAGGCTCGACTGGTAGCACGTTTGACCTTGTTATCACCAAGGCGTACCTCAATGTTTCTCAAGACATCGTCAAAGCCTCTCAATTCTGCACCACTAGACATCTTGACCACCACCAATAACGACTATCAAAAAATCCCGATTGTCAAAATCAGGACGAACATCGATAATTTGCCATTTCTTGCCACCTAGACGAATATCGCCAACTTCGACAAAATGCTCATTCTTAGGCTGATAATCAGATAAAGGATCTCTAATTTTCAAAGTCATCTTAGCTTGCATAGACTTACCAGTTGCAATCTCGATGTCTTTGAAACTAGGGGAGTAAACTTGGCCCATCGTAAAAAAAGCCTTCTCATAAGACACATCGCGACCATGAAGCCCCTCCTCGACTTTAGAAGTATAGAAAGTCAAGGGGGTTCTCAGGTCTCCATTTTGAGCCTCAGGCTTTTTATATCGATAGCTAGGGCGATTAGTCTGATAGGACATCAGGAATTGTTACTTCTGGTTGTTTTTCTGTCCATTCAACAAAGCCAGGAAGCGCCCCGTCGATTTCATCAAAGCGATCTTTTGTCGCTTCAAATTCTTGGCCAGTAGAACGATATACCCCTTCTTTGAGGTCATAAAATCCTTTTAAAACCTTAATCATGTTTTTCCTCCAATTTGTAATTTTCTAGTGATAATGCCATCAAATCCCCTTGAAAGTTCCCGTAGAAAAATTCAACTTGATCATTGTAGACATATCGAGCACGTTCTAAAATAAGCTCTCTCACTCGTGGATTAGCAGAGTCCTTACTACCGACCAGACTGAGAATGGCTGACTCAGAACTTTCCAACATTTTTGAGAGGTTTGCATCCTCCCCATTATGAAAAATCCTCATCCGCTCCTTGAAGGATTTAAGGAGTGGATGAAGTTGTTCTTCCGCAGTCATGGTTTAATACCTAGACTATGCTTGAGGGAGTTGTAGAGTCCAGACTGCTGCAGTCTTTTCATCATGAGCCTTACCGTAAGCGAACTGCTTAGCGGTGTAAAGGTTCAAATCTTCCAAAGCATAGGTTTCTGTGTAACGGCCAAGTGAGATACCACCACCGACAAAGGCATCGTAGCGACCTTTGACAAATGTAGTGACTTTACCAGCCGTCTGCGCCACAGATTCTACCAAGATAAGGTTGAATGGCATAGCTGTGATATAAACAGCTTGAGCGTTCAATGAAGTATATTGTTTTTTCACATCCCAAGCATCAGCTGTATTAACAACCATTACAAGGTTGCCTTCGACTGCAACTGGAGTTTTTCCGTCTTCTTTAACAGAGTGATGTTTGTAAACCTTTGTCAATTCTTTGACTACGGTTGCTGAGTCAGCAAAAGTCAACTTAGTAGTTTGAGCTGTTTTTTCAGCATGAGTTGTATGGTCGCCTGAAACAGTTCCTGTAAGAACACGAGAAAGTCCGATAGGTTTATTATCCCCATCACCGTTCAAGAAAGCAGCTTCAAGGGCAACTGCAAAGGCTTCTGTGATTTGAACAGAGACGAATTTTGCCAACCAAGCTGGTCCGAATTTTTCAGCATCTTTTGGAATTACAACGAAAGCAGTCAATTTGTGTTGGATTGCTTCTTCTTCGTTGAATTGTTGTTTGAGTTGTCCTTGGATTTCTCCATTGATTTTTCCCCAAACAGCTTGACCTGTTTGCTCTGATTTGAGGAATTTCAAGCGAATACCAGCATTTTTAAGGCCAATGTGTTGAAGGAGTGGGCGAGATTGTACCAGATCTTCAAAGATACGGTCAATGATTTCTTGTGGGATGAGCTTCTCAATCCCTTGAGGTGCGGCTTTTTCAATGTTATTGAAAAACTCACGAGCTTCAGCGGTCAGCTTGGCATCGTATGGATTCAAGGCAGAGACTTCTTCACGGGCAGCATCACGAGCTTGAGCCATCATTTCATTTGTCATGGACTCAATCATGTCATTGTAGAGTTTTGCTTGTTCTTCTTGAGGAGCGCCATTTGTAACGGCATCCAAAAATGCCTGACGTTGTTTTTCAAATTGATTAGATAATTTCATTGTCATTCTGTTTTTCCTTTCTTAAAACATAAAAAGACCGAACCCTTTAGGAACAGCCTTGTCTGTGTTATTTTCTGGGCTTTCTGGAAAATTGAATTTCTTCTGTACAAATTCGCTATTTTCGAAAGCCTCTTTTTCAATTTGTCGAGCTTCTAGCTTTTCAGCTACCAGTTCAGCGATTTTATCGATATCATGAGTCATTGCTGACCTCATTTTCTCGATAAAATCACTTGGGATCATAGGAGTTTCACTCGCTACCAAAGTTGGAGCAACTTCATTTGTAAACATGATTTTGTCTACAAGCCCATGGTTCATAGCTGATTCAGCATCAAACCAAGTAGTCTTGTTCATCAATTCAAGCAAGTCATCAAGAGCCTTACCAGTCTTATGAACATAGGCACTAGCAATAGATTTGTTAAACCCTTCTAATACCCCAGCCTCATGAAGCAGGGTATTATGATCTCCATTTACTTGCGTTGAAACATTGTGGATCATGATTTGGGCAGTCGGACTGATTTCAACCGTATCTCCTGCCATTGCAATCACGCTTGCTGCGCTTGCTGCAATACCGACAATCTTCACGGTCACGTCACCAGGATACGAGCGTAGAGCAGTATAGATTTCACTACCAGCATAGACATCACCTCCACCAGAATTGATATGAACCTCAATCGATTCACCACTTTCAGGAAGGACGACATCTTTCGGAGCGGTTGCATCCCACTCAAGCCAATCGTAAAGCCATCTGTCATTGTTTGATACAATCGTACCCTTAATCGGAATTACCTTCATCTTCTTTCTCACCTCCTTTCTCTAACTGTTCACCAAGTTGATAATTTTTGGTGATGAGGAATTTATCGCCACCAGGGACAGATTCTAAGCCAAGTTCAGAGCGCACCTCGTTTCGAGTCATCGCTCCAGAAGAAATGAGCTTATCAATGCTTCCAGCTAGTGCAAACTTATCTCTCTGACCTTCGCCAATGATTACAAATAGATTATTTCGCTCGTATCTCGATCTTGACACTAATGCGAAATTAAGCCCATCACTCATTTTCTTAACGAGTGATTGGTAGCAATAACTATTAAACATCTTTTGGCTATTTTCAAGATTGGCCATATCACCATGAATTAAAGCTGTTGGAATCCCCAAGATATCAGCGACCTCATCATCAAATTGCCGACGAAATTTCTTCAACTCATCAACAGAAATATTTGAAGTCCCTGTTGTATTCGTATGCTCGGAATATTCCATTCCATCTTGAGCTGGAACAATGGCAATCGTCTTGGTGCTAAATGATTTAAAAAGACCATCAGCATATGATTGGAGTTTATCACGCATCTGCTGATCAAAACTCCCATTATTTTTGGTTTTCAGAGTTCCTCTGATTTGATTATTCCTAGCCAAGGCCTCGACCAAACGAGTGTGCAACTTCTCGTAATCAGCAAATAAGTCAGAAATATAATCTTGCAGTCGATTATTGTTGTACTGTAAGAAAATCACTTCACTCATCCGAAAACGTTTCTCGAATGTGAAACCTCTACAAGTTACAAACTCAAACACATCATCATAAACAGCATATTTAGTCCGTGTATAAGAGTCGGCAACGAGCAACTGGTCATCAGTTGTAAGAAAGATTAGGACCTCATTCTTAGTGATCAACCTATAGACGACCTTTTGCCAAAAATCTGACGCAGATTCATTCTTGTTCGGCCTTACATTCAGCAAATAGTCCCAATCAGAAGGCTTAGCCTTACCGTTTTCTTGATACTTAAATGCTGACTTAGCAAAAATTCGAGCGATGAACTCGGCTGACTTATCAATCGCTAAGCTTTTGAGTTGCAGATTTCCAAACATCCGCTCAAGATCCTCGAACTCAAACCCAACCTCTGGCACTTCACGCTTAAATAAATTCAGTAACCCCAATGCTCTTCCTCCTTTCTTTTAATTTCTGCCGACCACCCACCCAAATTTATTTTTAATTAAAACTCCCAACTATCAATCATATCTAGGAATTCCCCGACATTTGACTCTTGCACCAGCTCACGCTTGTAGAGAGCAGCTATCAAAGCATGGAAACCATCCGTCTTTCTTCTGACAGGTTCTTTTTTCAAGAAACGCTTGTTGCCATCCTTATCCTCTTTGACGTAGGTATTATCCGTATACCAAATCATAGAGTTGTCATTTTCAAAGATAAATCGCTCATTTGCGAATCCATCTTCGATGATTGGCGCAACCTTAGATTGAATCGCCCCAGGATTTCTCAAGAACTCATATTCAAACCCAGCCTCTTCTAGCAATGGCTTCAACAAGTCCATTCTGAAACCATCAGCACATACAAGCTCAATCTGATAAAGATTTCTCCATTCTTCCAGCTTAGCAATCAAAAGCCGAGGATCAATACTCGGACCATCAACGATTGTAAACAAGCCTTTTTCTGCCCATTCGTCAATAGGCGCTTTTAGCTTGAAAACTTTCAAAAATGATTTCCGTGCAAATGAATGTTGCTTCCAGATGAATTCATCACCATTCTTAAATAGCAAACCAACGCTTGCAAAGTCTCGAATGCTAGCATAGTCAAAGCCAGCCACACATGAGCGACCTTTCAAGTCGATACCAGGAGACCGTAGACAAGCCACTAACTTATCTCGAGAGGTCACATCTTTCTCAAGGTCCGCTTCGGGAAGATTCATCCGTTTTGTCATAAACTCCTGACGGCCAGATGGCTCCAACTCAAGGTCATCATAATCGGCCTTTGTTCTAGCAAGCAACCTTTTAGCATAAGGCGTACTTTCATCCAACATCGGATTTGCCTTTGACCAGTTTTTCATGTCATCCACCTCATCCGCATTGTCTAACTTGCAGATGAAAGGGAATAGCCTAAAATCATCAACCTCTCCATTCAAAATTTGCATAGACTTCTCTATCAGCTTGTCATAGAATCCCTCACGCACATACCCATTCGTACCGTTGTAGAAAGTCCGAGCATGAGCGATTTTCCCAAGACCAGACCGTTGAACCTTCACGGCCTTATCATCTTCAAACTGGTGAATCTCATCAAACTCAAGACAGCCATCACGAGCAGAATCCATAGTCTTCGGATTGTTCGTCCGAAAAGAAAAGACCGAGTTATTCGCTCGACCTGTGATAGACATTTTAGTTAGATAGAAATGGTCCTCAAGACCACGCATTTGGATAGTCTCATAAACCTCCTCAAAGGAAACCTTACCCTGTTTCTCAGAGTTTGCAGTGATAGTCACATCATAATCTCTGATAGGGTAGATAGGACTAATAAAGAACGAGGACCTGGCAGACATGAAACCATTCTTACCACCCCCGCGAGCCAAAGTATATAGATGCTCGTCAAAGTGTGGCTCCCCGTCCTCTTTCCTAAAAAGAAAAATGAACGGGGTCAAGAAAAGCTGGTATTTCGCTAGAGGAAAAAAGTTCTTTTCCGTAAACCGAATGAATTTCTCAATCAGATCATTATCAAAATATAAATCATCGCGAGGATAAATTTTCTCTTTGATGATTTTAAACAGCAACTTTCTTTCTTCGTTGACGACGATTTCTCCACTCTCGGCCATTTTGATGTAGTCATCAACCAACGGATGAGAAATCATAACAGATCACTTCCAGACGTCGGTTTCTCAACAGGTGAGTTTTCCACCTCAAAATCAAACGACCGCTCAATAGCCAAAAGCTGATTGCTGGTTGTGTTGATTTCCTTGATGAGAGAGTTCGCTTTTTGGAATCTTTGTTGCCCATTGTGAACAGTGATGACCAATCCGTCTTCATGAAGTTTGGCTTTCAGCTCATATAGCAATCTGACGAGATAAAGATATCGATTCACTTTTTCGTACTGGATCGCATCTTTTTTTCTAGGACTAAAATAGCCGATTTTAGAAAGTAGCTGATTTTCTAATTCTTTTATATTTTTTTCTGAGTATTCTTCCATTACCCCCCACCC